TTTCTTATCCGAGCGAGCCTCTGCCAGAGTTCCATCTTGAATCGCATCGAAGAAAGGTGTGAGCGCTAACCAGAAGGCTTGAATATCTCCTCGCACTTCCGCAAGAGGCTGCTCTTCTTTCTTGTCTACTCCTACAACTGCTATATCCTGTGCGACACGCCGCACAGGTTGTATCTCTTCATAGGAATCTTGTTTCACAGGGAATAACGCTGTGCGAAGTGCGAGTGGAATTCCTGTATCAAGTAAACGCTCAGGCTGGAAGAGATAGTAACCATTTTTATACAAAATATATCCTGTTTCTCCACGAACTTTGATACGGAAGGAGCGATTGCCCACAATATCACTGAGAATTGCTGCGATAGCAACACGAGGAACATCGGTTAGATTCAAAATGAGTTTATCATATTTGTAGGAGGGTTGTCTCTCAAATAAGGCACGCAACCTCTCCTTCACTTGATACGCACGCCATCTTGCAGCATATTCATCGTATGTGCTGTCATCTAAATCCATTGGATCTATCACCACTTCTGTTCCACATTTATAATCACAATCTTCTATCCAGTCACACACACTAGTGAAAGGCACATCGTTGATTTCCACAGGGTAGCGTATTTCACCTTGACTGTCTGTGAGTTCTATAGGGTCTAATCCAGTGATGAGAACAGCATCACGATTCAGATTACAATCAATTGCGTATTCTTTCATGACGCGAGTAATTTTTCCAATCAAATACGCTTTCTCAAACCCAATTCTATATTGATACATGTCTATCGTTTCTTGACTTTGCGCATCTGGGAAACATGTCAACAGTAAGACAACTGTGCAATTCCGTTTGTCAAAAGGTAATGCCGCATGACTACAAAAACGGATGCCACGACCAATGACCTGTTCAAGCTTATTCAAGTGATACCAACTGTCAAAGACAAGCACTTCACGGATGAATTTCAAGTCAATACCCTCGGATGCCACTTGGGATCCAATCACTACCTTCACGAGTCCACCATCTTTGTTCTCTACCTTTGTCGCGAGTTCAATAGAGCCTTTGTTATTCGGTGTTAAATCATCACGACCTGTTAGCAAGACATATTTGGCTTGTCTGAATGTATGGTCAGCACCTGCGTGTTCATCCTGTTTTCTGGGACACATCGCACATTGTTTGCCTCCTGGGGCCAACGGAACATCTTTCAAATATCCAGTTGCCCTTGTTGCGTTTTCATATCCGTTGGCTTCGAGAACAAGTGCGACACCCAATGCGCCTGAAAAGACAAACCGACTGTAGAGAAAACTGACACCTTGTGTTGTTTTCAAGCGCTGAACAAGTATTTGTGATTTTGGAGAATAAGTTGCGAGTTCAGATTCATGAAGCCAGTTCGTAGGGATTCCAGGATTTAATTTAAATTGGCGAGGCTCCTTGGTTTCACTAAAACAGCCTTTGAATCCTTGCTCACGAATCCGTGCGGCTGGGGGTGTCCCTGCGCCTCCAGGAAACAAAAAGTTTCCTGCTTGGACCAATCCGTCTGTGGCTCCCAATCGAAGACCTGATGTCGCAACCAAGCGGCTTACAACTGAACGATAGTCACGAAGGCCTGATTCTGAGTGCTGGGCTTTGATGAAAGGAAGATTTACAATTTGTTCGCGAACGCCTTCATCCTCCAAGACAGTTCCAAGAGGATTTTTGGTAGGCCAGCTTTCTAGACGAGGAAGTCCCTCAGGCAGTAAACGAATCGGAAATGCCAAGGGGTTCTCACCTCGCATAAAGCTCACATAGGCTTGAAGAAGAGTTCCAAGCTTTTTCTCACCCCCCTCCAAGAAGTTTCCTTCTGGGTCAAAGAAATCGGATTCACTGACTGACACTTTCTTGTCGTTGATCATCAGCAAATTCAAAATAGGAATAATCTCTCTATAGCTGTTATACATAGGGGTCGCAGTCAGCAGCAACAATTTTGTGCCTTCTGCTGCTGTGAGCAATTTGCGCAAATAAGGAGTCAGTTTTTTTCCCGCAAGACTTTCATTTTGCTCAGCACGTCCTCCAGGGGCATCCGTAACATCTTCCTCTGACTCAGTTAAATCACGCACATTGTGAGCTTCATCAATAATAATGAGACGATTACTGAATTTTTTGGCCAAGACTTTGTATTCTTCTTGAAGTCTTCGTTCTCCCTTCAATGTTTTAGAGACTTCACGATCCAATAAGTCCCGTATATAATTGTAAAAGGCCAAGTAGCCAATCAATTGATAACGCCTAGATTTCAAAGCATTGACGCGATTTAGAATGACGGATTTGTCTCGATTGTATTCCATTCCTGTCAACCTCAGATAGGTATTTCCCGTACATCCCATATATTCATTGGGTTCTTCATCTTCACCCAGTTTAAGTTTTAGTTCAGAAAAGATTTCACGACTAAAGTTGGGCTGAATGTTACGGGGCGCAACAATAATGACTTGTTTTCTAGGAAACTGTTCTAGATAACTTTCTGTGACAGTAATTGCGCTACAGGTTTTTCCAACACCGACTCCGTGAAATAAGAGAGCAGACATATAAGGCGTCTTAAATGATAAGAATTGCCCAATAAAACGTTGTGTAGGACTCAATTCAAATCCTCTGGAACCCTTACAAGGGTCAATTCCTTTCCGTATAGACTCCGCAACAGAGAGTTGTTTGTTTTCTGCAAACTCTTGTTTCCGCAAAAGCTTTTGAAGGAATAAAGGGTCATCTGTAGAAGGATACAATCCAGCATCTTCCTCCACTATAGCCTCCTCCTCCTGTGGATACATTCCTCGTTCTTTCATTGTCTCAACAATTCTGTCGCGCTCTTCCATTTTTTCGGAAGTGCGCCACAGCTCAAGAAGACTTTCATTTGAAACAGCGTTCATTCCTGCATAGTTCTGAGATTTCCTAGAACGGATGAGACAACGCACAGTAATTACGAAGCAATGTCCCAACACGAAGTAAGATCTCACGTTTTTCAACATTATCTGTGCGAATTTTGCTAAGGGCCTCATTCAAAGGAAACCATCCTATGTTTCCAATTTCACGTCGCATATGCGGATTCTCTGGATTGTATTTGACTTGACTACCATCCGGAACATAGACCAGAAAATATTTATGACAATAATGAACATGATTGGATCCAAAAAATGTTTCATTGAGAGGCTCTAAATTATGAATAATGCGGATGTCTGCGTCAGTTAGTCCTGTCTCTTCTTTCATCTCACGTGTCGCACAATCCAAATCACTTTCATTTCCATCACGTCGTCCCTTAGGAAAGCCCCATTCAGGTGTCTCCCAATGAATAGTACACTCTTGAATAAAATCGTCTAAGTTTGCGGAGCTGCCGGATACATCCAGGGTTATACCTTCACGTAAGGCCATGAGCTTATTTCGTGAATTTTCCTTGTCTTTCTTGTATTGCTGGTCAGTGGATTCCGCTCCCCACATCTCAGCCCATAAGACATCAAAATCTTTCTCAAGAAGTTTCTTTCGTTCTGCGTCTGTCATGCCTTGAATTTGTCGCCGTATATAGTCAGCATCATTGATGGAATACTTCCCCCGAAGCAAATCTACATATCCAAGACTATCTCTTCTCTGAATTAAAAGAACTTCAATCTGGGGAAAGTATGGCTCAAGTCCTGTCAAGCTTTGTGGATAACTGCTAAGTGTCTTTTCTTGACTCCAGGACGCATTATTTACACGATAGAGAATCATTCCAAAGCTTGTCACTGGACTGTGACAATCACGGTGTGTATGACCCTGCTGCCCACAGTTTACACAGTGCTTTGTTGTTTTTTGGAAGTGGAACATCTGCGGTTTCTTATTTACAGTATGCTTTCCGATGTTTAGATAGATAGAACAATGCACCTACCTCCGAGCTCATGGGGACCTTTTTTTTGGCACACAATGCATATTTGTGCACTGGGATATCCCTTAAAACCTTCGTATGGTCACAAGAAAGCGGCAAAAGAATTCTTTGAAGCCTTCGCATTTCTAATTCCTTGCCCTATCTGTCGTGACCACTATATACAATTCTTAAAAGACATGCCCATTACACCCTTCTTAGATAGAAGAGACGACCTGTTCAAATGGACAGTTGCTCTTCACAACAAAGTGAATGAGACACTTGGAAAACCACAGGTTACAGAGTTAGAATCCATTGAATTCTATAGACGTCTAGGCGCATCAGGTAGAAGTCCTGTGATGAAGCCTGATGATTTCGCAGAAGCTGATTTACGGGCATTAATCAAAGGAATTGGCATAGGTGTTGCTGCAACTGTCACTGTAGGAGGAGTGCTTTGGTATATTCAAAAGAGTGCCTAAGAATAGAATGAGTGATCTCAAACTTCAAAAGCGTGAAAACCTTCTTCAAGGGCTACAGCTTCCTGAGAAGCCTGCCAGAGAAGCAAAAATCAAAGCAAAAGAGATTGTCCTTGACCCCATTTTAACAAATGACCAAATTAAAGCAAAAGAAGGCAGTTATTTTGATGACAAAGCGATTAAACTCTTAGTGGAAGAAGATGCGGATATCTATGGAAAAGACCCGGATACAGGGGAGAAGAAGCTTTTGGCCAAGTTTCGGAAAAATGTAATTCCTCATGATGTTATTCAGCAAGGATGGGAAAGTTACTATATCACAGCGGCTCCGAGTCGCAATCGTGGAGCTGCTGCTGGACCTATCCAACTCAAATCGAATTACTGGAAAAAACGCAAGCCGACAGATGTTACCAACTGGTCAGCCCGTTATTATCAGGATGGAAAGGTCAGTAAAATGCGTGTGAACAATAACGTCTTTAGCAGTGTCTTAGGATATTTTGAGCAAACGCCTTTCATGGGTCTTCCTTGCCGCTTGACATCGTATACACAGAAATACTTCAAATATTACAAATCAGGGATTCCGTTTATTGAAGAATTAAACGATGTCTTTAAGAAACTTGTCCCCGAGCGATATGCTGCTCAGAAAAAAGCGGCCGATGAAAAGCCTATCTATCGGATTGGAGATACATGTTTTTCTTCTGTGACCATCAACCGAAATTTCCGCACAGGCCTCCATATGGATGATGGCGACTTTCGTGATGGGTATGGTAACTTGTCTGTAATCCAGCGGGGCAAGTATCATGGTGGATATACTATGTTTCCTCGGTATGGCGTAGGATTTGATTTGCGAACTGGTGATTTTATTGCGATGGACGTTCATGAATGGCATTGTAATACAGAAATGTATGAAACAGCAGAGGATAAGGAGTTTAATAAGAAGCTCCCTAAAATCTATTTTGATGACCCCTCTACGGGCACACTTGGTGGAGAAAAACCCTTTACACGGATTTCCTTTGTGTGCTATTTGCGTGAGAAACTTCGTAAGTGTAAAGATTCTGAAACGAGAAAATATTATAAATCGATTGACTTTGACCCTGAAAAGGGCCCGAAGATGTCAGGAAAAACACGGAAAAAGAAACGTGAAGAATAGGATAGATGGCAGACACAGCCCGTAAATTAGAGCTCAACGCACTGTTAAGCCCGATACAAAAAACTGTTTCGGGTGTAACATCCAGAATGCCCAACTTCACTCCCCGAAATGTGGGGTCAAGTGGCACAACTAGCACTTCTTTATTTCATTTCGCACTTGCTCTTCTTGTTGTCTTTTTAGTGCTTCTCATTATCCACTATTCTATCACTCCTGTCTTCTCTTTCACAGCTGGAGATGGTGGGTCCTTTCCTTTGGCGAATACATCCGATGGACAGCTTGTTTGGACAAAAGCTCCTCCACTTGCGGATATAAGTGGAAATATTGAGCGAATTTTACCGTATGGATTTACCATTCAACAAGATATTTATATGGATAACGAAGCAAGCCTATCGAATCGCAAACGTATCTTCTTCTATCGTTCAATGAATCGTGTCGTTGTAGATAATTCTAAACCAGAAGATTTGTTTGTTGATTACCCTGAATCAAACCTGTTCATGTATTTGAGTCCCAATACAAACGACTTGGTTGTCACAGCTGTTACAGTCAAGCGAAATGGTGATTATGTGTTCGAGTCAACGCCAACTATGCTGAATGTGCCGATAAAAGAAGTGATTCGCGTCACGGTTGTTTTCATGGCTCAGGTTCTTGAGGTTTATTTCAACGGGAAACTCCAAGGAACGCGAACCTTCCGATTCACACCACGTTCCTCAAATGCTTACTTTTTCAGCTCACCGGATGCGTATCGCAGTTCAGTTCGTGTCATGAATTTGAAGTATTGGGATAGACCCTTAACTTCTGCTGAAATTGCGAATTCTGGACCTCCTTTGACGGACAAGAAACTCTATAGTCCTGATGAAATGGCTACGGCGTGTACAAGATAACTCGTTTCATACAACTGATTTGAATTACGGACTATCCGCAATCCAAATCCATACTCTTCAGTAGAATGTGGGGCACATTTGCGCTTCTATTGGCATTTATAGTGTTTTATTTTCTGTTTAAAAGACTGACGGAGAAAAAGGTCGACGAATCCAAAGGCCCTTTCATGCTTCAGAAACGTCCTGAAGTGGCTGATTCCACTGTCACACGACAGCTTCTGAATGCCGCGAATACAGGCACTCTTCAAGCCTTCGTCTACCCGCTACAAGCACAGAAGACTGGCACAATGGTCTTGTGTAATCCTATGGGGTCCTCAAATCCTGGAGAGCCTGAATGCTCTACGGGTCAATACAACTTATGTAAGTGTCTAGGTAATGACTGTTCGAAGTGTGTTCACTCAGGCTACGTGAATGTTGTAAATATTAGCAATGTTATACGTGTAGAATTATTGGCTTCTCCCGACGCAGGGAGACCCAATGCGGCTTCTGCGCAACTTGTTATAAGAACAGTGGGTATGGCAATTCCGATACAAACAGGGTGCCCTGTCTCCAATTCAGAATTGCCTTTATCTCCAGACTTTGGTACCATAAAGGCATGTTGTGATACTCCTCTTGTAAATGGACGATGTTCAGGTGTTGTTACTGGAAACGAAAAAGAAAGAATTTGTCTTATTGGTGAGGCTAGCTTAGCAAAAGATGATGGATTAAAGGGATATTTGTCTGGATTTCGTCAATGTGATTCACCGAACCTTCCGAAAGTCCAAACTGTCTTTGAGGAGACCATTCCTCTCCCTGAGATACCGTTCCAGAAGTGGACATTTATTACGATTGCGAGAGAGGGTCGTCGATTTGATATCTATTACAATGGAAAAATTGTCATGTCTAAGCGCACACAAAATGTTGTAGATATACGAGCAGGATTTGGTCCGATTACAGCGGGTGACCCTAATCTAACAGGAAAGATAGCGTTTGTTCAAACTTTCCCTCAGAAACTCAGTCAGGCGGATGTGCTTGCGAATTACAAAGCGAAAGCGGATACAACAGGCCAACCCTTTATAAGTGACCCAACCAATCTCTTTGACTATTTGCCTAATTGTAAGGGAGGGGGTTGTATAACAGGACCCAAAATGAGACCTACATCTCCTCTTCTAGATTGGCAAACTCAATATGCCTAGTGCCCATTAAAAAAACCTTTGTTTCATCAGAAACGACATGGAAGCCGTGAATAACGCAATGAAGGGAGTTCGTAACGCTGTCCCGGCGTCGGGTGGCTTGACACAGTCCATCATGTCTATAGCAGTGGTTATCATTGGAATTGTCTTTTTATATTATGTTTACAAGTATTTTTTTGAAGAGCAGGGAAAGATAAGTCAGGCGATTCTGACCACGGCAATTACCGCAAATCCGGCTACCTCTCCCAAGACGTATGAGATTCTCCCTGTCTACGAGGGTGGTGAATACTCTATTACCTTCTGGACCTACATTACGGCATACAAGGATACGGTAGGTAAGGCGAAGCACGTGCTTGAGTTGGCCCCGAATAGCACAACAGGCAATCCTCTCTCAACATTGGTTGTAGGATTGGGACCCTATAACAACAAACTCATGGTTCGCGTCAATACAAATTCATCAGGCACTGAGACGCTCACCAGGACAAAGGTGAATAGTATTTTCCAGCCGACCCAAGTTCCTTCCGGCCAGCTCTTGAACGATACCATGCCTATGTGTGACCTCCCCGAGGTGGAGCTCCAGAGATGGGTCTGCTTTGGTATTGTATTGAATGGCCGCACTGTAGATGTCTATTTGGACGGCAAGTTAGCACGCTCGTGTGTTCTCCCTTCCTTCTATACGGTGAATGCTACTGGTGTAAATATGAAAATCCTCCAATACGGAGGCTTTGACGGTTTCTTGAGCAATCTCTATGTTCACAGTGTTGCATTGAATCCCGAGCAGATGTATAGAATTTACATGAATGGACCGGCTGATATCGCTGCGACAGGATTCCTAGGCTGGTTAGGTGGTCTCCTTAACGTGAAGGGTGAAGTCACTTACCAATACCCCACGGTTGGCTTGACTTATCCTAAAACAACAGTTACTTTCTAAAAAACAGTAGAAAGGTAGTAGATGTCGTCCAATACAAACGCAGGTTCAACCTTATCCGCAGGACCACTAGGAATCCTCTTTGGTAAAGGATTTTTCCAACAAGTCTTGCTTGTGCTTGTAATCCTGTCATTGTTATTCTTCCTGTTTATATCTATTGAGTTTCTTATCATGAGTTACAAGCGAATTGGAGGTCGATTTGTTCAGCTCATGCCATTGACTGTTACGGCAGAAGATAAAATGCTTACATTCCAGCAAAATAGAACAGCCTATAAAGACGCAAAGCAAATCCCATTGTCTGACAATGAACGCACAGGCATTGAATTCACGTATAGCTTCTATTTGCTCATTCATCCTAGCACATTCAATGGAGAAGATGTGCTTTTCCACGTGATGCACAAGGGATACACTAATCCTTGGCCTCTCATGGGTCCTGGTGTATTTGTGAAAGGAAATAGCAATACGCTCCGTGTTGTCATGAATACCTATCGCAATGCTTACACCTATATGGATGTAGAGAACATCCCTGTAAGAAAATGGTTCCACTGTGTTCTCTTGTGCCGCAAGAACTCCTTGGAGATTTACATCAATGGAAATCTGCGCAAGAAGTTGCCTTTTGAAGGAACTCTTCCCTACCAGAATTTCCAGAATCTGGTTTGCTTCAGCCCTCTCAAGAAAATGATCTTGGGATCGCAAGTTGCCTCACTTGGCTCAGGCAATGATTTACGATTTGAGGGTGCGTTCCGTGGAAACATGAGCAACCTCACCTATCTCGCCTATGCTGCATCCTTCACGGAAATCCAAAGTTTAATGGACATGGGTGTCAGCAAGAAGACATTGTCCGCACAGATGGACAAGCCTCCCTACCTCGTGGACACATACTGGACCACCAGTTATCAGCTCCAAGAGTAAGTGGAGTGAACTTTAAAACAACCTATGTTTGTTTGAGTCTCAAACAAACATAGAATGCACTAGGTGATGAGTGTATGAGGATTCTAAAGAAGAAGCATTCTGTCCTGTAGGTTAGAACGAATGACTGGAGGAGGTCTCTTAAGTCTAGTCGCCTACGGCGCTCAAAATGTCTTATTGTCTGGAAATCCTGACATGACATTCTGGTATAAAAGTTATAGAAAATATACACACTTTAGTCAAGAAAATGTTACGACATCGCTAGAAGGTCCAAATGAGCTTTTTTATTCGCAACCCATTCAACTCCGAGTGAAAATCCAACGTGTGGGTGATTTACTTTCAGATATCTATTTTACCTTCCGAATACCCGATATCTACAGTAAATATGTCACACCTGACCAACGCACAGCACAGTTCCAATATCAGTGGATCCGATTTCTTGGAGCAGCCATTATTCAGAGAGCAGGATTCTATGTGGGTGGCCAGAAGATTCAAGAAGTGGATGGAACCTATTTAATGGCAAGAGCCATGTTGGATTTTGACAATACAAGTTTTGAAAAATGGAGAACCCTTGTGGGAGACACAAATGAATTAACCAATCCCGCAGAGGGTGTCTTTGCGGGCGGCACAAATCAGGTAGGATATCCAAGTGTCTTTCAGAACGCAAGTATTCCATTGGGTGCGCAAACAAATCGTCCTTCCATTTTTGGACAAGATATTAGTGTTCCCCTCGGATTTTGGTTTTCAGATGCCTCTAGCCTCGCCCTACCTCTTATTGGCCTCCAATATCATGACTGTGAAGTTCAGATTACTCTCAACTCTATTGAAAATCTGTATACAGTGCTAGATGCGTCAGGGTATCGCGTCAGTCCTCTTTATCAAATGGCAGCGTCCACAGAAGAAATCCAATTAAATCAACCTGAATATGTTTCCTCCAATGAACAACAGGCAGAATGGAGATACTTTGCGACAGATGTGGGTGCGTCTATCCCTGCTTTAAATCAATGGTTCTTGAATCCTAGAATTCAATGCACGTATGTTTACTTGCCTGAGCAAGAACGAAAGATTTTTGCGACACAACCCTTGTCGTATCTGATGCAGCAAATTACTCCCTATCCCTTCCCTGGACTTTACACGCGTCAAATTCTTGACCTCTACACACACAACCCCGTGACGCGTATGATATTTATTCAGCGGCGTTCAGATAGTCTTCAGTATCGCAATGATGTTGCGAATTTTAGCAATTGGTGGAATTATCCGACACCGCCCTTTGCTCCTACTCCTGGATTAACTCCCTTGAATACAAAGGCCAATTCTAGTGGTCTCTTAATTCCAACAGGGCAAGAAGGTATTCTCCGCAGTTTGCGAGTGATTTGTGATGGCAATGAAATTCAAGAAGAAAAACCGATTGATTTCTTCACAAAAATTATTCCTTGGAAGACTCTCAATGGTCGTCCTGGAACAAAGATTCCTGTTTACAATTTTACACTTCACTCTCCTGATACACAACCCTCAGGATCTCTCAATACATCTCGTGTAAAGAACTTCCAGGTTGAAGTGGATTTCTATGCGTTGCCAGTCAACACGAATTACGTGTATGACTTGACAATTTATGTCGAGAATCTTAACTGGTTTGAAGTGGCTGGAGGTATGGGAGGACTCAAGTATGCTCTCTAATCGTCTTTCTTTCTATCAGCGATGCGAATTTCTAGAAATCCAGATTTTCGTCTGGGATTCAACTTGACCCAATCAGGGAATTCCTTCATCAGTAACTCAACCATTTCTTTCTCACGCTTGGCTCTATCAGGATTGGATTGTAATCCTCCAGGTGTTCCATAGACAGATGTCTTTGGAGCTATAAAATTTAGACGCACTACGCAGCCATCTAGTTGATACATGCGCAGTGTGCGATAGTAATCTTCCTTTTCTCCATTTCCAGGCAAATGGAGCTCTTTGCTTCCAGGATTTACGATACCAAAGAAACAGCCCTGTATAAACTTCAAATCTGTGCTTACGGTATCCTTCATAAAAAACCCATTCGCAGAGGGATACGCCCCCCAGAGACGACATCCGTGCTTCCTACATTCAGCAAACCCCCGTTGAATCACCTTCTCTAAAGAAATCAATGGCTTTTCATGACGAGGTTTGGATTCATCAAATTCAAGAAACCCTTTGACATCATCATCAAAATAGACTATTTTCTTCCCAATTGGAAAATACTCAGCGATAAAGTTGCGTGCCTGTGATAAGCCCTTTACAGCTACAACAATCTTATTGTAAGTTCCAGGTTCAAGAGCATTCCGGTAATTTGCCTCTTCCTCTTTGTCGGCAACAAAGATATAGATTTTGGAGACTGGAATTTTGTAGTGCTGGAGAACAGCCAATGTTTTTTCTTTGAGGCCTTCTGTTCTCTTATAGGAGGGGATTGCGACCACATAGTCACCCCTGGATTTACGAGTCTTGTTTACCATCTGTCTACTCAGTGGATAGAATTTGCTCCGGGTTTTCATTGTTCAAAGTAGCAGATGGGGTTCTTTGAATCTATAAATCGGGCCTTTTTCAACCTCACATACAATGAAAAAGCTAGTCAAGCGTATGATGATCAAAATCAGAAGGCTGTTGGTGCTGTAGAAGATATAAAGAAACAGATTCAGGGCTATCGGAATGCCAGAGATAAACTTCTTGCTGCTAATCAAGCATCTGACTATTATACCACAAACTCCTTAGCAAGAATTACGGAATGGGAAAATTGGGTTGGAAAGAATGGAGGGTTGGCAGCAGGGGATTATACGCAGAAATCCACTGAAATGAAAACGCAATGGGAGAGCATCACAAGCGCAAACAAGATTGTTCAAGAAGTGGAGCGTGTTCCTGCTTTTTTGGATTTATTCATAAAAGACAAAGATACAAAGATTCCCAATCCGCAACGAAATGAACTTCTAAAGCTGAAACAATCGTCTGAAGACTACATTAAGGGTATCAATAGACAAACACCTGCTGATATTGTTGCGAAGCGTGATACGTTTAACACGCAGTTTATGGACATTCAGAAAAAAATTCCTGAAAACTTTGAGGATTTGAAGGAAGGCTTTGAAGCATCAAACTCACAGCTGACTCTCTTACAAGGAATTAATGAAACCCAGTTTAATGATTACAAAAACCAAGTTGAACAAAAACAGCTTGCGGATGAAGATACATTTAAATTACCACGTCTTATGAGTCATGTCTATGAATATTTCAATATTGGATTTGGAACTGTATGGCCATATGTATTTAGTGTGATCTTATCCATGATTGTTGCAAATGATATGATTGGGCGCGGACCCTTATTTCGTATCTTCTTTTTTCTTTGGACATTCATTATGTGTCACTATGGCATGATACCATTGTTCCCGTTTTTACTCCTGTTCTACTATTTCTTTAGAGCGTTTACTGCTATCAATTGGGGGAATGTGTTTACATTAGAACCCTCTGGACCTATGATGGATTACATGAACGCCCCAGTCCTTTTTGCCTTGCTTCCAATTATTGAAGGATCCAAAACACAAAAGATTCCTTGGTATTTGTCTATTATCCATTATGATGCTAATTTGTATGATGGATTGGCTGAAAAGAAGAGGTTTGCGTATGAAATGGAAGCAGCGTTAGCTGTTGGAAAACAATTGGATCCGTCTATGTTGAACATGGACCCAGGAGCGTTTGACGCAACGATTTCCAATTTGAAATCTTCTTTGCTAGGCATACACAAATCAACTCTCAAAGATGCGATAGACTCGTTGAAAACACTCGTCTAACTTAAACCTATTTGAAACTAACTAGATAGATATGAGCACACAAACAAAAAAACTTTTACCGTTTGTGACAATTGTAACACCTACTTACAATCGTCGACGTTTTATTCCTCATTTGATTCAAATGGTAGAGAACCAGGATTATAAGAAAGACAGAATGGAATGGATTGTCCTAGATGATGGACAAGAAGAAGTGAAGGATTTGTTTGATGAAGCAGCCAAGCGAATTCCAAATCTTCGCTATATACTGTTAGAAGAAAAACTCACGATAGGTGCTAAACGCAATAGGTTGAATGATGAAGCAAAAGGCTCCATTATAGTGGCAATGGACGACGATGATTATTACCCTCCTTGTCGTGTTAGTGCAGTGGTCAACGCGTTTAATGATAGAAAGAATACCGCCATTGAACTGTGTGGGGCGTCTGAAATTTACATGTATTATTCAGACATTCAGAAAATATACAAGTTGGGCCCCTACAATCCCAATCATGCGACTAATGGCACAATGGCATGGAGATCCAGCTATGCTAAGACACATAGGTATGATGAGGATGTTACTCACTCAGAAGAAAGAAGTTTCCTAGATGATTATAAAAATAAAATGATTCAATTGGACCCCTTTAAAGTTATGCTTGTCATGTCCCACTCAGACAATACTTTTGATAAGAAAAAACTCAGAGAGCAAGAAAATCCTTATATCAAAAAAACGGAGTTGAAGCTCAAGGACTTTCTAAAGGAGCCCCGAGAAAAGGAGTTGCTAGAGTTTTTTGCAAATGCCTAAACCTCTGCCAGATACGGAATTTAGGAATGTCTTACGAGCCCGTATTAAAGTCTATTCGATGCTTAAATGATGTTTATGTTTATTCGTTAAGATCTGGTTCACCGACAGTAGAACAACCTATAGATATCAAGGTGCCCTTACGTAACCATCAGAAAGCAGCGCTGTATGAAATGGAAAAACGAGAATTTGAGTTAAGCAAAGGAATGGATTTGAGTGGGGCAAAAGTGTTTAGTCGGTTTGGATTTCTAGGAGATAGTGTGGGTGTTGGAAAGAGTCTTATGGTTCTTGGGCACATTGCGCGATTGAAATACACCACACCAATTCCCTCCATTCCCATGTTAGATTCTCATTCAACCTCTCAAATGTATTGCTTACATGAGCAATCGTTTAGTAACACATTTAAAGATATAGGATGTTTAATTGTTGTCCCCCATACGTTGTATAGACAATGGCAGATGTATATCAAAGAACAAACGACATTGAAGTTTTTAGGAATTCAAACCAAGAAAACATTAGATGAAGAAGGGATTGTTACAAAGATTCAACAGGCAGAGATTGTACTTGTCAGTAACACTTTGTATGGAAACTTACAACAAGTTGCCAAAAATAATTTATTTTTATGGAAGCGTGTCTTTTATGATGAAGCTGATACACTTCACATTCCATCTACACGTATCGTGCCTGAAAGCCGCTTTTCTTGGTTAATTTCCGCAAGCTGGGCCAACCTCCTGTTTCCCAATCAAAGTATTTATATTACTGCGACGATGTTAAATGAAATTCTCAATCGGCCAAGAGATAATATTCAGCCAGAGTTGCGGGACATCTTGCGTAACGCATTAACAAATTCTGCGCATGGAGTCTATAGTTATATTCGTCATTATATGGTAAGTGGCTCTTTTTTCCGTGAGTTTGTTCATTCGAATTCATCGTTGCGAGGGCGTTTAGTCTTACGTTGCTCAGAAGACTTTGTGAAGGAATCTATTACACTCCCACCAATTACAATCCGCAATATTACATGTAGGCCTTCTGTTCTTCAGCAAGTTGTGGCTCACGCAATTCCTAACAATGTGCGTTCTTTACTCCACGCTGGAGATATTCAGAGTGCGTTAGAGCAATTGGGTGTGAAAGCAGAAGAGCCGATGTCCTTGGTAAAAGCTGTCAGCGAAAATCGTATGAAAGAGTTGGACCGGTTGAAGAAAACGTATGATTTCAAGGCATCCTTAGACTATGCCACACCTCAAGCCAAAGAAAATGCCCTCAAATCTCTGAAAGAAAAAATGACAAGTCTCGAAGAGCAATTAAAACAACTGAAGGAGCGTATTGAGAACTACAAGGAAGAAATGTGTCCTATTTGTTTTGATGAACCTCAAAACCCAACGCTAACTCCTTGCTGCTCTCGTATTTTCTGCGGCGGATGTATCCTAACCTCTCTCACTAGACAGCCAAGTTGTCCTCTCTGTCGTGCGAATATCCATGCGGGTGGGTTGCGCAACCTCGCGACGGCTCCCATTGCAAAGAATGAATTGATTGATCCTTCAGCAGGACCGCAACCCTTAAAGAAAACAGAGCAGCTGTTAGAGCTTCTTCAGCAGAAGCCTGATGGAAAGTTTTTAGTGTTTAGTCGCTATGACAATCCATTTCTTCAAATTACATCTGAACTTGAGGGACTGAATATTTCTGTGAAGCAAGTGAAAGGAAACAAGGATGTGATTGCGACGACCCTCAAATCTTTTGAGGCGGGCAAGACGAAGGTCTTGTTGCTGAATTCTCTAGAAGCTGGTGCGGGTATGAATATTACTGCGGCATCCGATGTTATTTTGCTTCATGCGATGAATCATGAAGAAGAAAAACAGATTCTTGGAAGAGCGTATCGTATGGGTCGCAAGGAACCGCTCAGTGTCGTGCGCCTACTTCATCCAGATGAACTTCAACATGCGCATTCCACTAGCTAAGCGTTTCTGTTTTTCTGTAGGTTGACTCTAATTTTATAAAGTGGTCTTTATAATACAAATGTGTTACAAAGACACCTAGAATTGTGCCCCAGAGAAGTCCTTTGTCAAAGGATTTCTCTGTGACTTTTTCAACAAAGGGTCGGATCAATGGATTTGGAAACCGCATTGTATACAACGAATGAAGGTTCTAGAATCAATTTTCCTCTAGCAAGGTTTGTAATGCGATATTTCGTAAGCGCCGTTGTTTATCCGCTTTGACTTCAGGTTTCAAGGCTTCTAAATGACAGAGGGATGGAATTGTATGAACAGGGACGCCGTCGCGATCCGCCAATTCACACATGAACTTCCATGAATTAAAAATAGCAGATTGTTTTGTTAAAACAGGTGTATAACGTAAGGCATCAGGTTTGGGCACGCGATGACTCTCTGGAACTTTACAAAGCTGGCCGAGTTGAAGACTTGGAATTTTGAGTTTCAAATCTTGAGAAAGAGGAAGTAAATTCCAGCATTGATGGAAAAACGCCCAAAAATCAGCTCTATCTGATTTACAGTAGGCCTTATACAAATCTCCATAGACTTTCCAAGCTTCTTCCGTATCACCGAGTGAAGCCCTAATTCTATCGTTCATATTTTCAATCATGACAAGACCTGCTAGATTTGCTTCATGACTTTCAATATCCAAATCTACAAACGGATCCCATTCAGTCCACAATGTCCACCACGCAATCGGTAAAATCCCTTCTGGAACTTCACTCACCTCACAAGGTTCTTCTAAACCTGCGACCTGTCGCTGAAGTAATCGTAAATCACCTTGAACTTTCTTTAACATATCGTCTGATTGAAGAGGCTGACCCAGCCACTGCTCTACCTGATGTTGGTCGGCTTCTTGAATCCCAATTGTTAGACACAGTTTTGAAATCTGAATTAAATTTCTGGAATCCAATGTGTTACTAATCAAAATCAAAGGAGTGCTGATATGGGTAGGTTTCCAAGACCTGAGAAAATCCAACAATTCTTT